CGCCGGCTGCTGATCCTGCTCCGGAGCCTGCTCCGGAAGAAGCTGCGCCTGCTGAGCCTGCGCCCGAGGGCGAGCCGACCGCCGAGGCGGCTGCTGATCCTGCCCCGGAGCCTGCCCCGGAGCCTGTCGCGGAGGAGCCCGCGCCGGCCAAGGCGGAAGATCAGGACCTGCTGAACCGTCTCGCGGGGCTGCTGAAGAAGGCCCCGGTCGCCGAGGAACAGCCTGCGCCCACGGCCGCGCCGGCTGCGCCCGAGGAGCCGGTGATTTACAGCCCGGAGGAGGAGAAGTTCCTCCAGGACTACGAGAAGGACTGGCCCGATGTGGCCAAGGCCGAACAGCTGCGCCGGCGCGCCGAGTACCGGGAGCTGATGAAATACGCCTTCTCGGAGGTGGCCAAGACCCTGCACCCTCTGATGGAGCAGGTGCGAGTGCTGGCCGCGGAGCAGCAGTACCGCGACCTGACCACCGAGGTGGATGGCTACAGCGACGATCTCCGCGAGAACGTCATCAAGTGGGTCGGAACACAACCTGACTATTTACAGCCGGCCTACCAGCGTGTTATCGCTGAAGGAACGGTTGATCAGGTCAAGGATTTGATCACCCGTTACAAGACGGAAACGGGTTCCGCGCCGGCGGCGAAGCCGCAGGCACCGAGCCCGAAGCCGAAGACCGAGCTGCCGGCAGCGACCAAGCAAGCGGTCGCAGCGCTGGCCCCAGTCGGTTCCAAGAGGTCGGCGGTGAGCGCCGGGCTGGACGCGAATGATTTCGACGCCGCGTTCGCTCAGTTCGCTTCCGACAAGGTGTGAACAGATAGGAGCCTCCCATGGCAGTCGTGACGACCTACGGCGACATCTCTCCGGCGATCGCCGCATCCACCCTGGTCCGTATGCTGAAGCGGGCGCAGCCGCTGCTCCAGCTGGAGCGGTTCGGCCAGACCTACCCGATCTCCCAGCGCGACACGCAGACCGCGAAGTTCCGCCGCTACTACATGAGCGGTGCGACGGGTTCGGCCGGCACGGGCACGGGCAGCTTCAACATCCCGACCGCGATCACCCCGCTGGTCGAGGGCGTCACGCCCTCCGGCTCGCGCCTCGCGAACACCGACTACACGGTGACGCTGGCGCAGTACGGCGACTACATGACCATCACCGACGTCGTGATGGACACGCACACCGACCCGATCCTCGCGACGGCCACCGAAATCCTCGGTGAGCAGGCCGCGCTGACGGTCGAGACGCTGCGCTTCAACGTGCTGAAGGCGGGCACCAACGTCTTCTACGCGAACAACGTGGCGGGCCGCGTGAACGTCTCGGCGGCGATCTCGCTGGCCGACCAGCGCCGTGTGACCACGGCCCTGAACCGGCAGAACGCGAAGAAGATCACCTCGGTGGTCAGCTCCTCCGCGGACTACAACACCAAGTCGGTCGAGGCTGCCTACATGGCGGTCTGCCACCCCGACCTGGAGAGCGACATCCGCACGATGACGGGCTTCAAGCCGGTGGCGGACTACGGCCCGCACACCTCCCCGATGGAAGGTGAGATCGGCTCGGTCGAGCAGGTCCGCTACCTCTCCTCGACGGTCATCGCCCCCTGGGCGAACGCCGCGACGTCCGGCACGCTGGGCTCGCTGCGCTCCACGGGCGGCACCTACGCGGACGTCTACCCGGTGCTCTACTTCGGCCGCGATGCCTTCGGCATCGTCCCGCTGAAGGGCAAGTCGGCGATGACCCCGATGGTCGTGAACCCGAAGCCCTCGCCCGGCGACCCGCTCGCGCAGCGCGGCACGGTGGGCTGGAAGCTCTGGACCGCGACGGTGATCCTCCAGGAAGCCTTCATGGCCCGCCTGGAAGTCGGCGCCACCGCCTGATGAGGCCGGGCGGGTCGAAAGGCCCGCCCACTCTCCTTTCCACAACGTTTGCATAGGAGGGCCTCATGGCCACCGATACCGCAACTTCCCGCGCGATGGGCGTCGTCAACTTCTCGACCGGCCAGCTCGATCCGTCCGACAACACCGCCGTCACCGTGACGGTGGGCTTCACCCCGCGCCACATCATCCTCGTCAACGAGGACCTCGTGGAGCGCTGGGAGAAGTTCGAGGGCATGGCGGCGGCCGCCTGCCTGAAGATCACGTCGACCACGATGAGCTACGACACCGACTCGGCCATCGTGATCAACACGGACGGCACGTTCACCGTCTCGGCGACCGCGGCCGGCAACGGCGACAACCTCATGTGGGCCGCCTGGGGCTGATGGGCGGGGGCTTCGGCCCCCGTTTCGTCATTCTCTGACGCAAGGAGACACCCATGGCTCGCGAAGTTCTCGACACGACCGGCAACGACGATCGTGGCACGCTGATCGGCCGCATCAACGCGATGTTCGCCGAGCTGTACGGGGCGGCCACGTCCGCGACCTCCACGGTCGCGGGGCTGATCACCGGCGGTTCGTTCAAGCTCGACACCGGCACCAAGACGGCGGCGGCAACGGCCGGCGCGGCGACCCTCAACAAGTCGTCCGGCATCGTCACCTCCGAGGCCCTGACCACGGCCGCGGCGGCGAACTACACGCTGACGATTACCAACTCGGCGATCGCGGCGGCGGACATCGTCCTCGCCTCGGTGGCTTATGGCACCGCGACCGCCGGCACGCCGGTCGTCTCGCGCGTCACGCCGGGCGCCGGCTCGGTGGTCATCGTGGTGAAGAACGACCACGCTTCGGCCGCGTTCGACGGCACGATCAAGGTCGCCTTCGCTGTCCTGAAGGCGTGATTTCGGCGGGGGGCGCAGTGCCCCCCGTTCATCTGTGGAAGGGGGGTACATGGCCGATCTCGGCAGCAATCTCGATCTCGACGCGCCCAAGGTGCAGAAGAAGCGCCGCGCCAGCGGTGTGAAGCCGCCTGCCGGCCGCTCCGAGTGGGTGACGATCCGCCTGGAGGAGAACGACGAAATCCCGGAGACCGGGCTTTTCCTCGGCCACAACGGCATCGGCTACATGCTGAAGCCCGGCGAGGACGCGGAGGTGCCCTGGTTCCTGCTCGACATCCTCGATCACGCGGTGATGTCGAAGCCGATCGTCGATCCGCAGACGAAGCAAGTGCTTGGATATCGCGAACAGATGCGGTATCCGTATCGTCGGATTGGCTGAATGTAGGCGGAGATGACCCTCGAAGACCTGCTCGCGGAGCTGCGGGATAACATCTTGCATGACCGAAGCGACCGGGTCTCGGGGGCCACGGACTATCTGTGGTCCGACGCCACGCTCATCCGCTACATCAACGAAGCGCAGCGCCGGCTCGCCCGGCGCGGACTGGTGATCCGTGATGGCACGACGCCCGCCGTGTGCGAAGTCACGCTCGTTGAGGATCAGGAGACCTACGACCTTCACCCGTCAGTGGTGGCGGTCATTTCGGCGAAGCTGGACGGAGATGTGGCGGACCTAGGGCGTACTGGGCACGCGATGCTCAACGCCTACCGCCCCGCGGACGGCCTCTACTGGGACCCCGGTGCGCTGACGTCGCTGCCGCCCGGCAAGCCGCTGGCCTTCTCGACCGACGAGGAGACCGGCGTCGACGGCGACGACATTGCCCAGCTGGTGAAGCTCCGGGTCTACCCGGCGCCGGGCCCGGACTACGCCGGCGACACGCTACGCTTGCGTGTCGTGCGGCTGCCGATCGAGGAGCTGACCACCCGCACCCTCAAGGCCAAGCCGGAAATCCCGGAAGATTACCACCTCGACATGCTGGATTGGGCTGCGTACCTCGCGCTGCGCATCGTCGACCGTGACGGTGAGGACAGGGGCCGGGCCGCGGACTTCCGCGCGTCGTTCGAGGATCATGTGAGAGAGGCGCGTCGCAGCTCGATGCGCAAGCTGTTCGCGCCAACGCCGTGGGGCTTCGGCCGCAACGGCTGGACGTGGGGGTAAGAGATGAGCGGGTGGCTTGCTGGGCTGTCTGACTACCTGACGGGGTCGATGGCTGACCGTGTGCGTGGCGCGGCGAGCTCGGGCGCTGCGGCCGGCGGGACGCCGCTGCCACCCATGAGCGCAGGGTCTGCTCCCGGGGTCGTGGCGGGTCCGGCGCCCTACGTCAACACCACGGCGGGTGCGGCTGGAGCCTTCGGGCGCGCTGCGACGCCTTCGATTGTCGGGAACGCCGTTGCCGAGGGTGTGGCGGCAGCCGAACGAGCGCGTGCTGCGATGGCGGCGACCGGTGGACTGCGCGGCGCGATGTCCGCGACAGCCTCCGCCGCAGGGAGCGGGGCAAGCGCCGTTGGTCGTGCCCTCCCCTGGCTTGGAGCTGCGTACGGCGCGTATCAGGCGGCGCAGCCGGACAGCCCGGCACGCCTCACACTGGACGACGCCGCCGCAGATGTGCGGGAGGCGGTGGGGCGGGGCAACTACGGCAGCGCGGCTCTGCGGTTCGCAGGTGGTGCTGCAACGGGGGCTGCGCGGGCGATCAATGAGGTGCTGCCGGTTCTCTCAGTCGCCGACTGGGGCGCGCGGCAGCTCGGCTACAACCCCAACTTGGCGGGTGTACGGCCGCAGTACGGACCTCCGCAGGTGCCTGACGGCTCGCCGACCGCTTCCCGAGACTACACCGCGGCGGACGCTGCGGAGGTCGCGGCGCTCCGCCGTGTGCGCCCAGACCTTTTTGGGCCCGGCTACAACCCTAACACCCCGGGCGTCCGTCAGGTGCAAGACCCGTACGGCGGCCGGATGCGCACGCTGATCGGCCCGCCCATCCCGATGAGCGGGGAGGGCTCCTACCAGCCGTCGCCGGAGCGCCAGCGCGTCAACGCGCGCGAAGCCATGAACGGCATGACG